AATATCACTAATAAATATGAAGAAGAATCCAAAACAAAAAACACGGAGGAACAGGCAAATAAATAATAAAACACAAAAAAACGTAAAAAACCAAAAAACGACGCGAACGCAAAGAAATAATTCAGGTAAGTTATTTAAACCGGTGCAATGTAGCCCGAACCCCAAAAAGATGGACTTTACTTGTTATACTGAAGACGACTTATACAAGCTTCGTAATTTGTGGAATATCCGACACCCAGACGCTCAGATTAAAAGCAACGATTTAAAAACTATATGGACGCTTTTACAAAAGAATTTACAAAATGTTTGTAGTAAGGAATCTTGTTGGTTAAATCAAAAATTTGTAGACGACAAAGCAAGTAAAGACTTGTCTTCGTCATTTGCACCAGTTGCACCCGCCTCTTGGAAAAGGAAACCAAATGAATGGTTATCTAGCACGGATATATTGAAAGTAATGAAACAATACGAGAAGGCATATAAATGTTTTGAATTTATGGGGCCAAGCCCGATAGATTATGATACAAAACAAATGTACGGCGAGTGCGTTTGGCAAGAGTTGTGCGAGTTTAATTTACAAGAACAGATTAATAAGGGCAAAACCAAGATTGGTGTTAGTTTCAATTTAGATCCGCATGACAAGGGTGGGTCGCATTGGGTAAGCATGTTTATTAATATCAAAAAACGCACCATCTTTTATTTTGATAGCGCTGGAGATAAAATCCCTCCACAAATAATGAAATTTGCAAATACGATTATTACACAAGGTAAATCGCTCGGAATAAATTTTACGTTTGACCAGAATCATCCGGTAGAGCATCAATATGGGAATACTGAGTGCGGTATTTACTCTTTGTTTTTCATAGTTCATATGCTTGAAGATAAAATAACATCACACTATTTAAAAACCCATATATTAAAAGACAAATACATGGAAAAGTTTCGCAAGGTGTATTTTAATCAGGACAAATTGTTCTAAAACTATCAATAACCGAATATAAATATATAAAAGTAATTATATATTTATTGTAATGTCAATTAAAGATTTTTTATTAGGCCCCAACGTGCAAATGCTGTGGGAAGTGTTGATAGACGAAGATACTATTTTGAAAGACCGCCGCACTCAAGAGATATTTGCCAATACGCTTCCAGAATTTTATGAACGAGAGAAGTCAAACAAACAAACGACCTTGATTGGTTTAAACAAGCAATTTATATCCCTCATGTTAAATTTGCTGAGACAACCCCCAGCTCAAGTAGCTAGAACTATTCCAACCAAAAAAATATCCATAACTCAAGAAGAATTACAAAACGATCGTGCCACTCATTTTGAACAAGAACTTAATAAAAAACAACAAGAGTTTACAAGTGCCATGGCTGTGCCCGTGCCAACAACCCCTGTATTTACAGACAATACAAAGGACGTGCCACTTACAGAAATGAATATGATTATACAACGAACGATTGCAGAACGTAATTTGGAATTAGACAAATTTTACAAGTCCGCAAATAAGGGGGACGCTGAAAATTGGTTAAAATCCGCGCCGACTTCTATCAAGGAAGAAAAGGCCGTTCAAAAGGCGAATGTCATGAAAACCATCAAAATTGAGAAAAATGATCTGAATATCCCTATACCGACGGAAGTATTGAATGATCCATCCTCCTCATCAAAACAGATTAGTTGGGGCGATAACACGACTATTGAACTCAGCGAACCTAATCAGATGCAACCAAATGATTCTATTTTTTCCAAACTAAAAAAAACACCAGCGCCACCACCACCCACACCAACAACAGCACCCACGATGGATATCCAATCCTTGTATGATTACGTTAATAAACGATTTGACCAATTGGAAGATTTGATTCGCAATACAAATAACAATTAGTTTTCACGTACTAATTATATAGAATGTCGTAAAGCTTTAATCATATCTATATTAGACGAACTATGCTTGCAAACAGTTTTACCTAAAAAGAATGTAACATATTTAAAGTTCTTTTTGTATTCTATTTTTTTTTCACCCATATATGCCAAAACGCCAATAATGGTTAATAACAAGATGAGTGTATAGCTATAGAAAATAACACTATCATAAATCTTTAGCTGATTAGTCAGGATAACATCTGTTGGGTTCTCTTTAGATTGTTCCATAGTATCGTTGTTTTTAACGTCGGTTGCAGAGGCGTTAGCATTAATCTTATCAAGATCAGCTTCTTTAAGTAAAACGGCTATATATGTGGTTCCTAATAAACCCGCTATTACATAAAATATTTTAACATGAACTTTTGTAATCAAAATAAATAACAAGTATAATAAAAACGAGTTGAATGTAACTGCTGAAATTGTTTTATCTTTAACTGGTGCAGCCAATGTAACAAAAAATATCATTGTGAACAAACCGAATAAATGTTTTACATACATGTTATTATTTAACTCGTCTTGCAGTTTGCATGGCACAAGCGCCATAAAATTACCAGAGATAATTAGAATAAATATAAAAATTGTGAAAATATTGGTTTCTGTAATGGTTTGACGAATGTCCATTCTATATTTTTATATATAGAACGGATAAAATAATTAATAAAATATGAAAATAATATTACACCGAACAACTTAATTAATCAACGTGTTGAATATCTTTTTGCCGTCGGGTTTAACTTCAAGGGTCCCGATTAAGATGGGGTCGCCACCAGCTTCTACTGCTTTTTGATAACTTTGTAAATCATAGATATTATAAAGCGTTTCTTTCACTTTACGCGCCGCATACTTTATGCCATAAATAGTAACCGGCACAGCCGTCCAAGTAATTTTATCCTTGTTAATCGCTGCAACCATATCCGACTGGTCCAACTCCATATTTGGGTTGTATGAATATGACGTGTTATTCGGTTCGCCAAAGCTGACGCAGTTCAATCCTTCTTTAGAGCCACGCGAGTATACCGCACAATCAATGGCCGCTTCTTTAATGGCAATCGTTAATTGGTCGTTAATTGCCTCCTTAATCGTGGAAATTTCATACAAGGCCTCGTCGCTTGTTAATGGGATATGTGGTGCCCGCTTGCTCAAATCCTTTCGTTTGAGTTCCGTTGAATCATCGCCATCAATTTGTGCTTTGGAAAACGTCATCAAATAAACGAACACCTCCACAGATTGCAACTCAATCGGTAAATCCTTGTGGCTACAAATACGACGTGCACGACCGATGACTTGTTCCATACGAACAGGATGCCAGTAAGGCTCGGTTATATGCACGTAGCGGGTATTACGCAAGTTAATACCCTCCGAACCAGAGGACGTAATCATAAATACCTTGATAATCTCTCCCAAATTATTATTAAGCGCCATCTTACGAAGTTGTGTTGCAATACTTGTTGGAATATCGTCCCAGAATCCGTTGTATATTTTCAAGACGATTTTCTTTTCCTCGTCAGATTCCGTACCAGTGTAAAGGGCAAAGGTCGGCTTACCAAGGTCTTCTTCTTTTATATCAAGTTCCCATCCGCCAGATGTGGTCTTTTTCAAGCGAAAGCGGACAAACCCATTTTGTTCAAGAACCATGGAAAACAATCCAATGCCTTCGAGTGTGCGGAACTGACTATATACCAAATGCAAGCCAGGATATGCGGGATCTTGTATATTATCCAACATGGCTAAGAATTTCGGACTATACGTTTCTAACGCGGTTTTGTTCAAGAATTCAGCAGCGTTTCTTCTAACCTCTTCTATTGCAGAGTTCAATCGGTCCAAATAGGTCGCATCTGCAACTGCATTAATGGCTTCATCGCCTTCAATTTCGCCTTCATTGTCTGCATTGACATCTTGGTCCAACTCCACATTCTTTGCCTTTGTTAGCAGGTTTTCCATTTCCGAGACAGGTTCTTTTTCACCAGCGCCTGCTTTATCGCCAACTTGCTTATTTTGTTCTGGCATGGGTCTGCCAGGCGGATTCGGCATGACAAAATTACAAAACGCACGCGAGAAAATGCGATATGTGGAGGTGGGGTCTTTATAGATACCATCCTTGTCAAACTGCCCTTGTTTTGACTTGGAACTCTTTTCCATTTTACGCTCTGCTTTTCGCGCAGATTCATATACTTGAAACTGATAATTACTCATGGGAATTTTAATAACATGGTAGTATTCAGGCGTCTTTTCGTAGCGTGGCAATAAACTCTCTTGTGCGCTACGGAAATAAGAGGTAAGCCCAAGAATTCGTCGTTTAAATGCGTCAGCATTCTTCATTTGTTTCGTTGCAGGGTCAATGAAACGCAATATAAACTCATCCAATTTATCAGGCAGCGCCTTGTAGTTGTGAATTTTTATCCCCGCGGTTTTGACATCAATATCCATCTTCTGCAACATACCTATGACTTTGCGTTCAAAAGCATCGTCGCTAACAAAATCCGTCTCAATAATAGTCTCGTCCTTGTCGTTCTTCTTTTGATTGGATACGCCGTGATAACCAGTTCTCTCTTTGATTTTGTTTTTAAACCCAAGAGGGTTTCGTGTTATAAACAATTTTTTACTGGCGGGTGAATAATCCAAAAAGTCCAGAATCTTCTCTCCTTGCAAGGCTTCTTGAAGTGTTTCCGCTGTGATTTTTTTTGTGGTCTTCACTTCGAGCGGTATTTCCCAAGTCTTGATATAACCTCGTAATATGTTGAAAAGTATTCCAATTTCGTTAGGATAGTTGATAACAGGCGTGCCAGAAAGCAGGACGATACGCGCATCCTTGGCGGACAACAAGTATTCGTATAATTTCAAAGACATGGCCTTCGGCAACCTTTCCTTCTCTCCTCTCGCGTTTTCTGGAACCGCCTTTTCCTTTTGCAATTTATTTACTATGCGACTAATAAAGTTGTGCGCCTCATCTATAATAATGATGCTATTGTCAAAGAGATTTTTCTCGTAATCATTGGTAAGCTCTTGTAGACGAGTTGCGCGCAAACCATTATAATTGATAAAGGTATATTTGTTTTGAATCATCTCGTTTAGTTGGTCGTCTAGACTTTTCATGTCACTGCTGGATAGCACGTTGGGTGGTTTTGAAATATCAACCAACCATGCACCCCTGTTGCGAGTAATATACTCCATAGACAACCCTAGAACGCTAGACAACGTTTCAAAAGTGGATGGGTCGTCAATTCGCTCCCAGTATTGATTCTTCTTGTACATGAGATCTCCGCATTTTTTCAACTCCTCCATATAATTGTCCCTTAGCGATTTTGGTGTCATAATAATAACACGCTTGTGATTTTTCATGCCCTCGGCAATGGCAATACTCGTGCACGTTTTGCCTGTTCCTAATTTATGATAGAGCAAAAGACCACGATACGGCGTATACAAATTCATATAATCCTTCACAATTTTTTGATGCGTCAATAAAGAAAAAGAGTCTGCGCCCCTGAGGGAGTCGCAAGTAATCGTCTTTTCTACGCTTTCCAATTCTTCTCGGTATCTTTCAAAAAAGGAGTTGATAAAATTGACAAATATTTTGCGGTTATTCATGTAATAACTGGATAGCTTGATCTTAACAGGTGGCTCCTTTGCAGGCAATCGCTTTGAGATTTTTTCACCACTGATTTCAACCCATTCTTCGGGCCCCAATTCAGCAATGCCCCGCTGAACTCTAGGTGTGCGGCGTGCGCTTTCCTTTTCAACTACGGCAACCTCCGTCTCGGTCATCATCTCCGGCGCAACGGCCTTTTCTTCGTCATCCTCTGCAATAATTACTAGTTTTTTCTTGGTTATTTTTTTTGCATATTTTTTAGCGGGGGGTGCTTGCGGAACAAGAGACAATGGCGTTTCAATGGGTGCGGCAGAAGTAATCTTCATTGTTACGTGCGATAATTTGCTTTCTTTTAATCGCTCTTTCAATTCAGTCATATCGTAAGGTTTAGCGCTCTCACGCACATCGCGTATAGTAACACCCTTTATTACAGGTGCGTCTACACGAATTCTAACCTCAATCGGTTTATGAGATGTCACGATTGGCTTCATTTTTAATTTGTCTTTGACTAAAGAATCCATATTGCTTCTTATATAGAATCTATATATAAAAAACAACGTTTACATTGCATAATTACACGTGTTTACATTTCAAGGGCCGATTTGTTAATAAACAAAGCATCAAACTCAGAAAATCCAGTTAGACTTAAATCTGGAAAATTATTACCAAACCGATTACTTGAAACATATTGAAAATTATTACTAGACAAATAATCATTTAGTTCTTTGAATGTAGTACCATTAGTATACGTACTTTGGATAGAACATTCTGTAATAATATACTTTACTTTACGTAAATATGTTCCTAAACTTTTTATCGCGTTCAATTCGTATCCTTGTAAATCTATGCATAACAAATCTATATTTGAAATATGGGTTTCATTGATAAATGTATCTAATCGTGTTCCAGGCACACTGATTTGTTTTTGAGGATTTTCTCTATTATAATCTGGGTCATTGATATCACGCAATGAAAAATCTATTTTTAACATGGAAGAAGCCCCCATATTATTATATTTTGTTAAATCAAATGGATAAAATGTTATATATTCATCTGTCAAAGAAACTGCCTTGTCGACTAATACTATCTTATCTTTAATGTTAGTAGGACAATTAAGTATTTGTTTTTTACATTCAATTAAACAATCAGGATTACATTCAAATGCATATATTTTGCAATTATAAATGTTTATTAATTTAATAGCATCTAGTAAATCCCGAGAACCCAACTCAAAAATAGTATTGATTTCCGACTGGTTGATGAATTTTACAAAATCAAAATAGGACATGATACAATATATTATGATATTAAATGTTGTATAATATACGTATTACACTTTTCCTATACATAACAATTTATGCCGGCTTAGAGTATTTTTCAATTACGCCAAGCGCAACTAAACAAGCCTCTTGTTCGGCCTTGCGTTTAATTTTATGTAACCCTTCGCCCAAAAACAAAAACACCTTGCCGTGCGTGGTTATATGTGTTTGAATCTCTTGGAATGTTTTCAAGCTCTCAATATGAATAGCATCCGCCGGGACCAAATTATGCACCTGTTGTCCTAAGCAAAGGAACACGCCCATGCGATATCCCTGTTCCACGTCATGCTCCATCTCCAAATAATGAGGCGTCACCTTGAACTCCTTTTGAATCTTC